CATTTTGTTTACACTTTTTTCAAATGCTTTTATGTACATTTCTTTGAACTTCGGCCAGCGATCAAATTCCTTCTGCCGTTTTTCTTTCGTTGTCATTGGGCAACCGATGCAACCAAGTCTTTTGAAGCCTTCGTCATACAGTTTGCAATATGGTATTTCATATTCGTGGATGAATTCCCAAACGTCACCGTCATCCCAATCTATTATTGGATTTATTACTGTCTTTGACAGCTTGTAACATTGTTCAACCATTTTGCGTGATTCTTCGTTATCGTTGTTTAGCACCACCCCCCCCGAAGTGTTGTGGTAAAATTTCCACTTTCCACAAGAGCATCAATGTCTTGCTTGCCACCTTTCATAACTGTGATATGTCCTTGATTGTTCCTTCTGTTTGCCGATTCTGCCCACCGTACACCTGTGATGGTCATCCTTCCATCACCGCCATGTTCCTTCAGCTCCTGGCAGCAATAACGTGCGATTCGTGTCGGTGGGAACGACCTTCTCGGTATTAAATTCCACATGGTTATTCTGTTTCCGTCTTTATCTTTGTGCCATTCAATAGCAACATCTTTGTGATGTTCTCTGACGAAGCGCACAAGCTCTGGCGGCTCAACCGAAGTATGGTTGTAGTGTGCATCATATTTCACACCAGCCATGTCTGCTAAAGCCTTGATGACCACCGAATCTTTACCACCGCTGAACGCCAGGTAATAGCCTTCAGGTGGCTCAAATGCCTTTAGACGGTCTATTGCTACTTGCACCTTGTCTTTGCCTTGCATATTTAACTGATGTATCATGTTGACCTCCTAAAACGGAATATCATCGTTTGTCAGAGCTGTGTATGAATCTTCCGCTTGTGGTGCAGCCATATCGTCACCAGATATGCGAAACTCTAGAATCTGCCAAATGATGTAATTCCTGTTCTGACCGTCAACAACTCTTTCTTTGACAACTGGAAATGCCCTGTAATCAATATCTGTGCCATTGGCCACTGTAACATCTTTCTTGAATCTAATCGGCTGATAGGCATTTATCCATTTGTCATCCTGTGTCTTGGAGCTGATGCCAAGTGTGTATGATGTCCAGCCGTCATGCTCCTTTGCGAACACTCTGCCTTTGCCCTCAATTGTTGTTTTTGCCATTGTTTTCTTCCTTTTCTCTTAATTACTATATTTATTATTATTATTCTTATTATTGTTATTATTATCATATGGCATTCCATATGGTGAGACATATGAAGTGTCATATGAAGAACGATATGATGTTCCATATGGAGTTACATATCAATTGCGTATTTGATGCGTTCTTCCATCGGCAATGCCTCCCATTCTTCCTTTGACATACCGTGATACTTCAGGTTGTTTTCCCTTGATTGCTTGTATTTCTTCTTCCTGTTCTGTTCAAATTCCATGCGTTCATTGACGTAAACATCACCACGTTTGACGAATTTTCGCTTCACCTTTGCCGGAAACGTCTTAAATTCATCCGCTTCAATACCGCCCTCAATAAATTGATTGTTCAAAGCTCTGATGTAGATCCCAACTTCTTCATCCGTCATTTTGCGTGTGCCAGCCATGAAACTTTCAGGATACCAATTCACGCATGGACATTTCAGCTTGTCCATTTCAATCTCCTTTGTAGTATTCTCTTTTAATGTCGGCTTCTATGCTTTCAAGTAGCTTTTTCTGTGCCATGATGTTCTCGTTTGATGCTTTATATGAAACTTCCGCAACGATCATGTCAAACTCTGCCTGTGCTACATAGGCATCACCTTTGGCTATATCTTTCAATGTTGTTGCTTTTGCACCGTTAGCTTCTAGCTGAAGCATCGTCTGACGCAACAGAATGCGATATAAACGTGTTTTTTCTGCGAGTTGAACACCATTGCCATACGCCTTATCAATTGACGTTTTAAGGCTTTTTTTAATGCTTTCACGTTCTGCAAATAATTCCTGACCGCTTATCATTTGAGCCTCCATTCAAACTTCCCATTCAGCCACACTTTTTCGTCGCAGCGGTCATCGTAAAACCGTCCAAATTCTCTATACCAATCATCCCTTGTGCCGATCTGCGCGACTTCAATGAAGTATTCCTGGCATTTACGTTTTAACCAATGGTCAAGCTCCATCCAATTATTGTCGGTTCTGTATGCCCCATTAGGGTGAACAGATTGATGAAGCGGTGCAATGAATCCGTACTTGGTGCTTTTATCTCTGTCAGCACCACCAAACACATGATGCCGTTCTATGCCGGTCATTGCTGATGTGACGATGCACTTGTTCAAATCGTCTGTGAAAATACTGAACATCTTGGCCATTACTTACCGCCTTTCGCATTTAGCATATTCAGGCACTTGCCGTATTCTTCAGCCGTCATTTCGTTTAGTGTGCCTACTTTGAAATAGTCGCAGATGTCAGAAAGATCACTTCCTTTTGCTTCAGCCAGCTTCACAATGTTCTTAACCTGTGCCTTTGTTATCATGTCAATATTCTTTCTGGCGTCAGGATCTTTAGAACCGTCATCCACCGCCAGCAGACCACACAGTGCATATTTCCTCGCATAAGTTGAACATGAGCCTGTAATCTGTGCAGCATCCATGCCTTTTTTCGTTTCCTGTTCTCTCGCTGAAGCGGAACAGGAAAAATCACCGTCAGGAGTATGAAGTGTTGCTGTTGCTGTCACATAATGCCATTCATAACCATCTTTGATTTCGTCATTGAATGTGACTATGCACCCACGTTCTGCAAGAATCGGCTTCAGATCCGCAAGCATGACTTCAATATTGCGGTAGTTAAAACCGCCAAAGTCATTTCTCTGATTCTTTGTTGACTTAAATTCCATCTGGATTTCAAGCAATGTTTTCAATACACCATCATTCATTTAATATCCATCCTTTTCTAAACTTGCGATTAATGCGTCATCTCTTTCGCATTCATATTCAAAATCACTGTTGTCATATTCGTCATATTCATAGCCATCTTCATCCCATCCGTATGCGTCAGAATCAAAGATGCTTGTATCCATGTAAATGTGCCAGCTCATGACTTGCCACCTAGTGAATACCTGATGAAGTGTGTTGGTTCTCCATATCTGTTTTTGCCTGTCTGCATCTCTTTCTTAAATTCATAGCCTTTGCTCTGAAGTTCGCATATTCTTGCAGATAACTGCGTGATGCCCAGATCGGCCACGGCCTCTAATGCCGTAATGCTGCCGAAATCGTTCATGTATTGTATAATTCTTTCCTGTTGCGTCATTGTGTTCTCCTTTCTCTGTGGGCAATGTCTGCACGAAAGCACGTATTGTGTGGTGGTAAGAAATGCCTTATTGTATGCGTTTGTTGTTTTTCTAAAAAATGCGATTAATTTGTAAGTGACACCACCCACAGTCTGTACCGTATAGTGATAACCTCTGCTACTACTATCTATAGAATCGTTCCGTAGATTGTGGGATTTTTTGCAAAGACGGAACGAACTACAGCGGAACTGTACTTGCTACGGCTGCCATGACCATGCCGAACACCAGCCCAACGAAACCGTAACGGAAATAATCGAAAAAACTTCCTTCTCTGACTCTGTATTTCTTCATGGTGTTACCCCCTTATGTCCTTGAATCGTTCACACGCATTGCAGTTGAATCTTTTTCTGCCACCGCATTCCTGACAAAGACCCATAACCGAATCAATGCTGTTGCCATCATCCCAGTGCTGACAGTCTGCGCAGATCATGTTCTTCCATGCTTCTTCCATTTCGTATTCAATTGCTGCTGTTAAATTTGGGAAATCGTAAGTGATACTTCTTACTTCTTCAGATGTGAGCGTTGAAAGAAATTCATTCAGCCCGTCTTCCAACTTGTGTTTTGTTACGCCGTCAATGATTTTGACTTTTAACATAAAAAACGCACCTCCCTTTCTTGGTAGGTGCATTCTATCGTCTTCACTATTCCGTTTCTTAACGTCTATTTAGAATTATGATTATCGGAATAGTTGTTGATAGAATGCCCTTGTTTTGATTAGTTGTTGTTCAGGTAACTCATGGTAATTGTATGAATAAGATTCGCCGCTTTTCTGCCCTCTTCTTCTGCTTTCTTCTGAAGACGGTCATGCTCCGTCGGTGTGAATCTTACTTGAACTTTTTTTGTTTTCGTTTCTTTTTTCTTTTCCATTCGTTGCCTCCTATTGATTATTATACACATTTGGTGTACAATGTCAACTATAATAAATGTTAAGGAGCATATATATGGGATTATTAGATATTATCAAGACAGCTGCCCGTGAAGCAGTCGCACCACAAAGTGAACCGTCTCAGTTCGTGCGGACTTATACCAATGCGTCACGTTTCAAAGGTTTCCGTCGGACAAATGTGACGGTCTATGGGGATATGCAAAACGCAAACGACAACTGCCTCGCCCTTTTAGACGGCAAAGATACACTGGACTGCATCGGACGTGAAATCACTCTAACGGGGTTCACCTACGAAGACGGAAACAACAAGGCCGTTCGCGTTGCGGTCGATGGAAAACATATCGGTGTAGTATGGGTACGCGAAAATGACCCTGTACACGCTGCGATCTATGACGGAACTATAACAGACGTGTTCGTTCGTATCAGTACACAAAATGTTATCGGTAAAGGCACTTTGGAAGTCCGAGGCCATGTGTTGTTATTTGTCAAAATGCCCGTCTGAGCCTCTATTCGTCGATTTAAGCGACTTTTATACGTTCGCCAATATCTTTTATGACAATAAAAAAAGAGGCCCAAAACGGGCCTCAATAACTTAACGCAGTCTGTGGGTGCAAAATCTAACGAACAAAAAGCATTACTGTATTTCGTTTTTAAGCTCGACTGCGCGAAGTCCTATATGGTGATGGAATGATAGTCCATCACTTTTCTTGTTGTTCTGTTTTTATCCGTGTCCCTTTTCGTGGTGAGTTCGAGATATTGCAGTTCCGGAGGCGGTGGAACTTCGTACTCTTTCTTCAACCCGTACCCGCCTGGAGCTAAATGAGCATCGACTACGATTGATTTACATGGATTCCACTTGGCTTTTGCGTGTATCGCATCGACCGATATGCGCCCCATCGGATTGTATGACGGCTCGTGTGTGTGGCCACTTATAAATGCGTCCACCCCGTCGAAAGACCCCGTAAATTTGCGATGGCGTGTCCGTGAACTTCCGTGCGTTGTAACGATGATGAAACAGTTCTGTTGTTCGTTGCCCCGTAACGTGCCGAACAGTAACTTTAGTATCGCGGCGTTCTCGCGGAAAACGTCAGGACACCCCCAACGAACGCACAAGTCATAGAGCGGACTATTCGTGCCGATCTCACGCACCAAGCGGTCTTCGTGATTCCCAGGCACTGCCGAAACGATTTTGTCTTTTATCGGCTCAAACAGTTCGTATATGAATTGAATCTGTTCTCTCGGCTGAAGCGTTGCCCGTAACGGGTTCGTGACAGATGACTTCAGACCGAAATCGCCCAAGTCCCCGCAAAGTGACACTAACCCGTAAGGGTCATCCTTAATGATGCTGATTTTTTTACGGATTGCACGTTCGTCGAATGATTCCGAGCCGACGTGAACGTCCCCAATGGCATAGAGCCGAACCGTGTTCCATGCTGCCGTGTTTGGGAACTGTTTTACAATTACGTCTAAATCGTTCAGCATTATTCGTTATTCCTCACTGTCGAACCATTCCGGTTCTGCGATCTTATTCAATTTCAGCCAATTATTGAAGATGCTCGTCATATACCAGTCACCTTTGAGGACTTTGAAATAATGCTCTGCAATCCTTAATATTTCTGTCTGTTCATCAGGTCTTATCAGAATCAAAAGCAGAAGCTGTGTGCGTAATCCGTCTTTTTCAAGCACAAGAAGTTTGCTGTTGACGTTTTCTTTTTCTTTTGCTTCTTCTTTGTCTTTTTTGCGGTCATGGCGTTCGATTAAAAATTTGATGAACAGAATCAGATTACCGCCGCCAAGTATGCCAAGTAGAATGTTCATGGTGTCACCTCATTTTGAATAAGTCGGGTCAATATCCTTTGTGGCTGTGTACTTTTTAGGTTTCCCCATTGGGTACTTCCCTTTTGTGCCTTTGAAGACACGAACCGGAGTGCCGACAGGACACTTTTCGTAAATGTATTTCGCCATTTTCCACGGCATTCGTACACAGCCTGAGCTTGCGGGCGTTCCAAGTTTGTTGAACTCTGATTTGAAAACATGACCCGTTGTCTGTCTTGTCTTGTACGGAACTGTGTGCATACACTTTGCCCCGTGGAATCTGCACAGAAACTCTGCGTATGATTTTCCGCTGCTCATTTTGGCTGTTCGCAGTTTTGCTTTTCTTCCGCCCGATGCACCTTGAATCTTAAAATTCCCTGTCGGTGTTGTTTTGCCTTTTCGTGCCGTTGACACAAATTCTGACATCAGAGCTTTGGCAGATTTGTCCGAGTAAATTCCGTAAACCGTCGCGATCTGATTCGTCAGGTCGATGTCGATTCTGTATGATTTCAGCGTCGCTTTCGGCTTTGGGGTAGTAGGTGTTGGTGTCGGTTTTGTGGCTGTAGCAGGCGTTTTGGAGCTTGTAGAGGCATTCCCAAACACTTTTGTGTTAATCCACTTCTGTAATGCCATTACGCTGTTCTTGCCGAATGCTCCGTCAACTTTTGCACCGACCATTTTCTGCACTGCTCTGCTTGTTTTTGCTCCCCAATCTCCATCAGGAACAACGCCTGCTTTCTTTTGAAGTGCCTTGACCGTACCTTTGCCAAGTACGCAGTCAGCTTTTACGCCAAGTGCGATCTGGAGCATGTAAATGCTCTTGAACTCAAATGCACCGTCAACAGTCAGCCTTTCTTTCTTCGGCATAGTCGCAGGTTTATAATCAGGTCTGTAAATACCAAGAACGTATCTTGCAGGACGTTTTCTTTTTCTTACTCTTGCAGGACTTCCTGTGTTTCCTTCTACCGTTGCGATAGTATCTGTTGAAATTTTATAATCGACTTCACCGATATGGTCAGGAATGCCGTTACCGTTCCAGTCGAAATAAATTCTGTCTCCGCCCATAGCAAGGTACATCGGAACTCTTGCATAATGCGCTTTATCGTATGCCATAGCTGTAGGGCAGTACGTGCATTTTCTACCGCCGTAAAACAGCTTCTTATTCGTCTCACCTGCTACAAGTGAAACTTCAGCACAGCACCAAGGACCGCCACTCATACCGCAGTATTTCCACGCTTTTGAGCCACCGTCTCCAAGATGCGATTTGAATTTGTTGTTGTATTCTGTGTTAGTCGTCATTTTCACTTACCTCCGCATCTTCAGGTTCTTCTGCCTGTTCCCACTCGTAGTTCTTCAGTTCTTTCATCTGCCTTGTTGTAAGTGTTCCTGTCTCGCCCTCAGGTGTGTAGTCCTGATTGTAATACGTCGTAACCGCATCGACAACAAAGTTGCAGATGAGTGCGAAGATTGCCCATACAAACGTCAGCCAGCCAATATGATATTCACTGGCAAACGCCTGCACAGATGCAGTCAGCACCACTGCCGTATTCTGAAGTGATGCGAACACTCTCAAGATCGTTCTTAATTTTGTTCCTTTGTTCATTTGTTTTTCCTTTCCTATATCATGTATATAACAGAAACATATATTGTTTGGTTGGCTGGAAGTGCGGCACCAGTGCATCTGACAACAAACCGACCATTGTTTGTGAATTGAGCAACACCGCACGTTGCGCCACTATAACCGCACCCATTTACAAGAAAACGAGGGCGCAATTCTGCACCCTGACTTCCACCAAGTGTCCCAGCAAAGATGTTCGCACCAACAGCCGTTGATGATGTTCTATGCACACCCAATGTGACCATCATAAGGTTACCGCACTTTGCAAATGCAAATTCATCAACTTCAGGGAAACCTGAATCAGGCGCAATGCTCATAAATGACGACGCTGGAGTGAGATATTCCAGCACCTTTGTGAGTAGTTTTTTTACATTAACCATGTTGCCTCCTATACAATTACATCTGAATACCAACCAAGATTGTAAATAGCATTAAAGAAGTCTTTGTCATCTCCACTTGTGGCTGGTGCTGATGATGAGCCGTTGCTTTCAATGCCCATGTAAGTTGCACCGATTTCATTATTATTTATGTAGCAATCGCCCGACATCCTTATCAATGACATGGATGCGTTTTTCTTGTAGCCAAAACTTGTCATGCCAACGGTTATATACCACCTAGTCGCTGGATTATTGCCCCAAGAAATAGTTGCGTAATAGGAAATAGTATCATTTGTGGCATCATAAGTTACATAAACTGTGCATGACGGAGGAGAAGACCATTTAGTATAAGTAATGCTGAAACTTTTTGTTTCTGTTACACCCTTTTCAAATTCAAAATTTATATATCTTGAATCATCATCATACGAGGCTGGTGTGAATCCGCTCCACCACGCATATACTTTTATTTTTGCAACGATTTGCGTGTTGGCTGATACTGAACTCCATTCGTCAGATGATATTACATCAGAAATCGGAACGGTTATTGTTTCTGTTGTTGTGTCGTATGGGTGGATAGGCTCTGTGCTGGTTTCATTAAAAATTAGTGGCTTACTTATCAGCTGGTCTTTCGTTACACTCTCATCCACAGATGATTCAAAATATATGACATCTTGTGATGTGTACATTGAAACACCGCCATTGCCGACTATTACATGGTCTGCGTTTTCTGTAATGCCTATTCTTGCTCCATCTGCCCCAAAACTCGCAAGCTCCATCAAACCATCACGAACAGCAATGCCGTTAGATCGTGCAAGCAGATTTCCGCCACCGTTTTGAGGGTCTGCGATAAAATCTTCTTGCGGTATTTCAGTGATGTGTGCGCCCGTATCTGTTCCGCTTTCCGTGTGCCAAAAGTATTGGTTTGTATCTTCCGCAATCTGAAGCGCATTCAGTGCATTTACGCAAGCCGAAGTCAAAGCTGAATTATATATAGCTGTTGAGTGACTTACGTTGCCGTTAGAGTATGTTATTTCATCTCTCGTCCAAATATACTTGCCTTCTTCA